AGGTGTCGTCAACGTCAACCCATTTGATCTTTAGACCGTTCGCAAGAATAGGAAAGTTGCTTGCGGTGCAAGTCAAAGGCGTGGCAAGCACTTCGTCCCCATCCTGTATGCCCGGCCAGTCGGTTTCGTACTGACCAACCCCGAACGAAACGGATTTTTTTAGCGGTTTCTTCAGCAAGTGGAGTGCAAGGTGTTCGGCTGAAGTGGCGGAGTTAGTTGTCAGGGTGTAGTCGTTTCGGAATCGCTCTTTCAGTAGCCGTTCAAATTCTTCGACCTTTTGCCCCTGTCCGATGTACCCGGAATCCAATACTTGAGCGACAGCATCTTTGGCCGTTTTGCTCATGAAAACCTTAAACAGATTGATTGGTAGGTTCATAGTAGGGTAAATATTTCATCGTAACTGTGAACATTGATAATCTCGGATCCTCCCAGATGGTGATAATAAGCAAAATCCCCGGTCATGTTTTCCCTGGGGTAAATCCGATCTCCCACCGTTTGAGGATTGGTATAGATAATATTTCGACCTCCAAAGAACGAAGCTAAGATACAACCTCCCCCGTTCATGGTCAAAAATAATTGACAGTTCGCAAACGCCTGAAGCTGGATCAGATTATAGTTTGCTCCAAGTTCGTCAATGTGGGTCACATTCTCAAACTGATCGCACAACTCCCGGTCAGCAAAAGGCAAAGCAGGCGCATTGTCATAGAGTTCCGGTTTGCCCTGAATGTTCAGGTACAAGATTTTGCCCTTAAACGTTTGGAAAAGTCTGTAAAGAAAAAAGATTGAGAAGAAATTGATCGGACGGTTCAGCTCCGGCACTCCCGGCCACTCCCGGTTGTAGCGATTATAGACCACTAAATCAAAGTGATAGAGGTCATTTGCGTACTTTTCCCGGTAAGGAGGAGGGGTAAACTCACCCAGATCGAGCGTAGGTTTATGAATCCAAGCGTTTGGAGTGGTCATTTTCTCTACATTGTACCAACTTCGAGGCTCCGGGTTGATCTCATGGCAGGGCGAAAAATAGTAAAAAGGTTCACTTCCTATGCCGGAGATGGTTTTTTCCAGTAACCCACGAGTGAAAAGGTTATAGGCGTACGGGATAGTTGAGATCAACTCGTACCCGAACTCGACATTTTGGCTGTTGACAATCATTTCTTCTCGTTTTGAAATTGCGACATCCGCGCCCGGAAACAGTCATAATTCTTAAACCTCCTCTTTCCGAAATACGCCTCAAAAAATACTTCTGTCGTTTCATAGGCTTCGGCATTGCTACTGGTATAACCCAATCGGCTGATGTACTCATCGTAAAACCCCTGCATGGTCTGAAGTTTTAAGATATGTGGCTCGTATTTATGTTCAGGGTTAACGGTGAACACTTCGCTTTCGACAAGCATTTTTTCAGGAACAACCTCTGGTAACTTTTCAACCTTTGGAGGCCGGCCAAGTTTTTTAGGTTCTGGTTTTTTATTCATGTTTTTATGGTCTTAGTTTGTCTTGACCCGGTAATTTTTTTGACTGCTTTGTAAATTTATGAAAACTTATGCAATCGGTGTGTATATTATTCATAGTATCGTTCCCTTTAATCTGTAAAATTCGCCTATCTTAATGTCCAGTTTTTCAGGGAAGGATGCTTTTATTGTTCCATACTTGCTTCTGAAATAATAATTCTCACCACGCCTCATGTAAAATTGAAACATGGAAGAAAAAACCTTTTCATTAATCACCTGTAATTCAACAGGTTTACATTCGGCAATCAGTTCTCCTCCTAAATAAAGTCTCATAGCAATCTGATGTTGGGTTGTATTACTTTTTCGGTATCTCGTAACCAAACGACAATCGCATTGGTCAAAGCCACCATGCCGTCAATCTTTCCTGAACTGTGACCCTTATCCATCTTGATATTCCCGTTTGAATCCTTAATGATAACAATGTTTGAATTGTTCCACCGGAGTATCGGGTTCCCTCCGTGAATCAATCGCTTATCCCTGATAAGGGTTTCCAGTTTCTTTGTGGCCTCACCCATTGACCCTACGCCCTGCCTGACCTCCTCTACCACAAAACCTAAATCCTGCAATTTAACAGCTGTCTGTTTTGCGTTCCAGGGGTCATATCCTAACTTCTTGATCTTGTACTTATCTTTCAGCGCAATAGCATCGGCAATCAGAAAATCATAGTCCGTCACGTTACCCGGAGTGACATTCAACCATCCCTGTTGCTCCCACCGTAAATGATCGGCCCCGTCCTTTACCCTCTTTTTCATGGTTTCCCTCGGCACATAATACCGCAGTATAGCATAACAAGGATCACCCGGGAAGAATAAAGCATGGGAGTTCATATCTTCAGTTGAAGCTAAGTCCTGACCCAGATAACATTCACGGCCAGACAGATCAGGAAGCGGATCCGAGCAGTTCATAAACACGGCATCCTCGATCCAGGTTTCGGCTGAATCTGTCCATTGGTTCAGGTTCTTTGTCCTGAAGTCAACCTCCTTTGTTCCTCCCTCGTTCATGGCTTTTAGAAATCGGTTTTGAAGGTACTCTAATTTAACGGAAACATTCAAGTTAGGATTACTCTTGATCCATGTCGTTTGATCGTGCCAGTCGTCTTTCTCATCCAGTTCATAGATCATGACAAGATAACTCTCATCCTGCTTTATGCCTTTCAATATCTCTATCCCGGTCTTGCGAAGTGCAGCATAGCAGGGATAATCTTTGTGAAATCCGGCTGTAGTAATAACGTCAATCATCGGCTGGCGCCTGGCTCCCATCCCAGATTCAAGGACGTTCAGCATTTCATCCGTTTTATGAGCATGGTACTCGTCAATCACTCCCCAGGAGGGGTCGAACCCGTCCTGCGTATTCGAGTCCGATCCCAAAGGTTTAATAAAGTTCGATTCATAGATAACGGATTTAGTCATGGTTTTCATCATGCTCCTCAATCCTGGGGTCGCTTTGATAATCTCCTGACAATCTTTAAATCCGATTCGAGCCTGATCTTCTTTTGTGGCGGTAAAATAAACCTGCGCTCCGGGTTCGTTGTCATAGACCAAATGATAAATTGACTTTCCAGCGCACTCCGTAGTTTTCGCATTTTTTCTCGATACCTCTTTGAATGAAGTCCTAAACCTCCGTAGTCCGGTATCTTTGTTGACCCACCCAAAGAGTTGACCGATGTAAAAGCATTGGTGAGGCTCTAACCGTATTTTTGTTCCGGCCCATTCACCCTTCCAGTGATTCAAATTCTCAAAAAACCGTATTGCCTTTCCTGCCTTTTTCTCATCAAAGACAAAATCCCAACTCCGATCCAGGTCAGCAATGAACCTTTGGACGGCCAGTTGCATGAGTTCGCCCGTGACAATCTTTCCATTCAAGACCTGATCGGTATATTGGTAGAGCCTATTCATTGGAACATTCTTAATTGTGCCTTATGAATCTCAAACCGTTTCTTTGCGGCCTCGAAATATTCAGCATCCAACTCGCACCAATCCAGATCAAAGCCCAAATTGTGACAAGCAATAGCTGAAGATCCACTGCCTCCATGAGTGTCAAGTATCTTTTCTCCGGGTTTGGCGTAATTCATCAGGAGCCACTCATATAACTGTATCGGCTTTTCTGTGGGGTGTTGTCTAATTTGCTTGTGTGCCATATTTTGCTGCAGCATCCCATTCCATCTCCATTTAAAAATACGGACGGCAGTTGTAAATGAAGTCCAAGCGAGTTCAGCATCGGCGAAATTACCGGAATTATCTTTGTCCCAAATTAGCATACATGAAGTTGACTGGAGGTTATCTATAAAGTAGTTCCCTCCCCAAATAATCTGATTTTTACTAACCCTTTTCAATTCGTCAAAGTATTGTTTTTGCGGGGGTTTTGAATCGTTAAACCCCCTATAAACTTTGGGTGGCACACATTTGCCCCCCCCACTTTTATTTTGCCCCCCCCCGAATGGTTTTGCCCCCCCCACGGAGGTCCCTATGCCAATTCCATACGGCGGATCAACAATAGCCAGGTCATAAAACTTATCCGGCTTGTCAGCCATGAACTCCATGCAGTCGATATGGTAGAGGTTAATCATTATTCCTCCAGCATTTCTTTAAACGGGTTTCCCTCTTCTTGCTTTTGTGCAGGAATCTTTGCCCTCGCATTAGGCGACAGCCCAAACCGATCCTCAATCTTCAGCATCTCCATTTCACAAGTCCGAAGCATCCCGACAATAGGACGCGCCATCTCAAAGCCGGACTTCTCGCTCACCTGAACATAACCACTCTTCTTGATGTCCTTCAGAAATTCAGCCCGTTGATCGTACAGATAGCAGAGCCTCCCGAAAAGAACCAAATCCAGAAAACCCAACAGCCCGAAAGAGATTAACTGATTTCCATAAGAGTACCAGAAATCGGTTGACCATTTCGATAAGTTCAGTTTTGGATCAGGAGCCGGCATCTTGTCCAAAGTAGGGATTTTTACCCCTAAATCACGGCAAGGCTGATAGGTTCCTTGAGCCTTTTTTACTTCCGTTGGTGTTCGCTTTCCTCGCATAGTGTCAGGGTTAAAAGTTGCATGAGTAAAAATGGGGC